CGGCGGCTACGAGATCGCCATCCCGCTGTCGCACTCGGAGAACGCCACCTATCAGCGGTACTCGGGCTACGACGTGCTGAACGTCGGCGCCTCGGACGTGCTGTCGGCGGCGAAGTTCGACTGGAGCCAGGTGGCGATCCACGTCACGGCGAGCGGTCGCGAGCTTCGCATGAACAACAGCGAAGAGCGCATGATCAACCTCGTCAAGGCGCGCATCGACGTGGCCATGGCGACGGCCGCGAACAATATGTCGGTCGACCTCTACTCGGACGGCGCGCTCGCCAATCAGATCGGGGGCCTCCAGCACCTGATCACGGCGGACGGCACCGGCACGGTGGGCGGCATCGTCTCGGGCACCTACACCTTCTGGAAGAACAAGTTCAACGAGATCGCGGCCGGCGGCGGCACCACCGTCACCTACGCCAACCTCAGAACTGCGATGAATACGCAGTGGCTGGCGCAGACCCGCGGCAACGACAAGCCGGACCTGCTCGTCTCGAGCCACGACCTTTACTCGATTTACGAGGGCGGTCTGCAGGACTTGCAGCGCTACGCCGATGCGAAGATGGCGGCGGCCGGCTTCGAGACGCTCAAGTACAAGACGTCGAACATCATCTTCGACGACAACACCAACTTCGCCACCACGGCGGAGCTCGTCTATTTCCTGAACACCAAATATCTCTACCTGATGGAGCACCCCGAGGCGCGCTGGACCGAGGACGACGAGCGCGTGCCAGTGAACCAAGACGCGACGGTCGTGCCCATTTACTGGATGGGGGCCATGGCCACCAGCAATCGGTCCCTCCAGGGCCGCATCCACGATCTCGCCTGATCATAGCATAGGAGGGCAACATGCCTCTTTCTGTTGGTGCCCTGCTGACGGGCACGTGGACCGCTGCGCAGCTCCGCGAGGGAACGGCGCCGAGCGTTGGCGACCACTACGAGAACGACGGCAAGCTCTACAAGTTCGTCCAGTACGACACGGGCGCCGGCAGCGTCGCCGCGGTCGCCGGCAACTTCTGCTACTATTACGCGCCGGGCGGCACGTCGGGGGGCGCAACCACGGTCGTCACGTCCGATCTTTCGGACTCGGCCGAGGTTGGCGGGGGCGTGCTGCAGGCGGCTCCGGCAGACGGTGAGTATTGCTGGATACAGATCGCCGGCCCCGCGACGCTTACGACCGCGCTGACCGCTGGCGCCGACGGCGACCCCCTCACGCCGACCGGCTCCACCGACGGCACGCTCGATGTTACGGCGGCGACGACGGACCACATCTGCGCTGTGGCGCTCGATGCCTCCGCGAAGATCGTGCTCCTCGACTGCCCCTGGTGAGTAGAGCGGCGGGGGCGATCGTGCCCCCGCCGAACGCATGAGCGAGGCAACGATGGCGGCACCTTTCCGCATCCTCCGGTTCTTCACGAAGTACCAGCAGCGCAACGGCCAGACGGTCGCAACCGACATGGTCGAGTATTGCGGCATCGGCAAAGCGCAGAGCGCGACGACGGTTGCTCCTATCTCTCACCTTTCCCGCGTCCGCGCGGACGGCGACCCGGACAACCCGGCGTGGATGGCGGCCAAGATGCGCGCCGATTTCGTGCGGCCGGCCTACGAGGCATGGCGCAAGGGCGAAGAAATGCCCATCGAGGGGACGCCCATCGGCGCATGGCCAGCGCTGACACCGGACCAGGCTGCGGGTCTGAAGGCGGCTGGCCTGCGCACCGTCGAGGAGATGGCCAACGCGACCGACACGCTGGTCAACAAGATCCCGCTTCCGAACGTGCGGGGGCTCAAGACGCTGGCCGAGGCGTTCCTTGCAAGCCGCGATCAGTCCAAGGTGGCTGCCGACCTCGCCCAGAAGGATCGCGAGATGGCCGAGCTTCGCGAGCAACTCGATGAGATGCGCCAGATCGTGCTTGCGCAGTCCCGAGAGCGCGACGAGGACCGCCCGCGCCGCGGCCGTCCGCCGAAGGTCTCCGAGGACGTTGCGGCCTAAACACGAGGCCGCGCGTTATGCCCGCGACGGGGGGAAAACCGTCGCGGAGTAACGCAAAATGTGCTACGTCAAGAGCGTGGAACTACCACATGTAGAGTATGAGTTTTTTGTCGACGGTTGCCCGTGTCTCGGCACCCCTCGCGATATGGTGGAATACTGGCAGCCGGGCGACCGGCACCGCATGACGACAGTTCGCCCCGTGGCCGAGATCGAGCGCATGTCGCTGAGCCTCTGGGCCGTAATCCAGTCCTCCTACAGTGCGTGGCGTGATGGCCCCCTCCTGCTTGAGCATTTGCCCGCATGGCCAACCTCCTGTCCATCATTGAGCAAGTCGCAGACCGCATCGGCCTAGTCCGGCCGACGCTTGTGATCGGCTCGTCCGATCCGCAGGCGCGGCAGCTTCTTGCTCTTGCCAATCAGGAGGGCCGGGAGTTGGCGCGCCGTTATCCGTGGCAGGCGATCACGTTTGAGCATACGTTTACAACCGTCGCCTCCGAAACGCAGACCGGCGCCATCCCGACCAGTTTCGACCGGTTTGTGCCGAACACGATTTATAATCGTACCACGGGCGAGGAATTGCGCGGCCCACTGACGGCGCAAGAATGGTCGGACTACAAGAGCGGCATCTCGACGTTCGTCTTCGATAGCTATCGGGTTCGCGGCGATTCGTTCCTGATGGCGCCCACGCCGACCGCTGGGCAGACCGTCGCTTACGAATACGTCTCGAAATATTGGGCCATGTCGGCGGCGGACACGACGCCTGACCAGCAATGGTGGCTTGGCGACACCGATGAGACGGTGCTTGACGAGGAATTGATGATCCTCGGCATTCACTGGCGCTATCTGCGGTCGCGTGGCCTGGACTACGCCGATGTGTTCCAGACCTACGAACTCGCGCTCGCTCAGTTGACGGGCCGAGATGGCGGGTCGCGCATTCTGAGCATGGGGCCTGTTCGCCATCGCCGGGCCGAAGTGACAGGCATCAACGTGCGCCTGTCGGATGATGACGGAACAGGGCTGACGGAGGATTGATGTCAGACCCGACAACACTTGCCCGCGCTCTGCTCCGTGACGCATCAGGCCAATTGCCGATGGATTATGCGTCGCGTATGGCGCGGGCGGAGGCAATGGGGTTCCGTCTTAACCCCGTCTATCACGGCACAGCGACGGGTCCTGATGGTCATATTTTCAGCGCGTTCGACCCTGCTCGAGTAGGCGGTCGTACGAGTGGCAGTCAAGCAGGGCAAGAGGGCGTATCTGTTGCCCTGAACCCTGAAGTCGCGAACGAATTTGCGCTGCTCTCTGCTCGGAAGTCAGGTGGCAATCCGGCAGTGATGCCGTTGCTGCATCGCACTGAGCGTCCAGCCGCAATGAATCTTGATGGGACAGAGAAAAATCTCGAGGTAGCTGCGACATTGAGCGAGGCTTTCAATGAGGGTGGCCGCGACGCAGTTGCGCTCAAGAACTATACCACACCGGGGGGAAAAACGGGAGAAATTGTGGTTGTTCTGAAGGATCCGAGTCAATTACGATCCGTTAACGCTGCATTTGACCCGGAGAAAAGGGGCAGTTCTGATCTTATGGCGTCGAGGGTCGAGCCAGCGCTCGCTGTGGGCGGCGCAGCTGCCGCACTGTTGCCGGATGACGCGGGGGCTGCGGAGAGGCGGTTGAGTGCGCCAGCTCTGAAAGAAGGACCAGCCCCCACTGGTCGCGACAAGCTGTTCGACGCGCTTTACGGCGCGCTCGGCGGCACGCCGGATAAGCGGTGGGCTGCCGACAAGCTCACGACTGCGTTGGATTACGGCACGCTAGGCATGCTGACGGGCGCCTATGACGGCGGGCGGGAATTGGCCGAGACGGGGCGGCCTGCGAGCCTCGCTATGGCTCTGATGCCGGGGGCGAAGGGCGTCCGCGCGGCGGGAGAAGCGGCGGAGACGGCCGCCAAGACGGGGATACGGGCGTTCCACGGCGGGACAACGACCAGCTGGCGAACGGGCGACTGGCTTTACGGCATTGCGCCGCTGCTGGCGGGCGCCTCTCTGTTCGGCGATGGGGGCGAGCGATAATGCAGTTTCTCCGCACGCCC